TAAAAGTTGAAGAAAGAAAACAAAGAAAATTATTTAGCAATCACTACTATCACAGCTACAATGGTAAACAAGTTATTGGATATATATGTGGTGGCGAGGAGCCACAGTAATTAAGTTGACCTTATCGGTTTACACTCAAACTTTACAGTGATTCTATCTCTATTAACAATATTTTCACCTACTTCTCTAGTCAAGCCCATGGCATTAAGATAACCTGCGGTTGCACAGTCAAAGTGGGTCTTATATTCACCGGCGTCCATGGGATCCATACAAGACATTGTTATTGCTGAACACACCTGCATTATTAATAAAAATTTCATTTGACCTCTTGTATATTTTGAGTTAATGTCCTATATTGACAATAATATAAATAACAAAAGAAAGGTTACAAGCTATGACAGACTTTAGCAAGTACAAAAACATAACGGTCGATCATGACACATACGCGACCATAACAAGACTGCAGACAAAGATTACACCTGATGTGAAACTTAGTCGTAGTCAAGTTGTAAAAACATTAGTGAACAAGGAAGCAAGAAAGTTAAATGGCAGACTTAGCAAATAGCGGTGTATTTATAGAAAGAAATATAACGCCAGAGCAAAAACTTTGGAAAGCTGTGTTATCACAAGGAGTTTACGAAGCATGCTCTAAAAAAGCTCAAGCTTTGCCATTAACTTATGGAGAAATGAGATCAGCATTAGAGTGGATTGATCTAGGGAACAGAGACTTTATAAGTGTATGTATATTTGCAGGTTATGATCCTGCTTACATTTATAGAAAAGCGAAGGGATTAATAAAAAGATATGAGAAAAATATGTGATGCGTGTATGGGCAACGGATATAGAAGAATCTGGAAGGACCAACACGAGAAAGAGAAAATAACAATACAATGTGCAAAATGCGAATCAGCAGGAGAGGTAGAAGATGAAGACTTTAATTATGATTATAGTGGTATTGACACTGACAAGTTGCAGTAAAGTCCAGATAGGGGACTTTGAGTGGGATCCTAAAACTGCGATGATGAGAGCGACGTTTGGAGTATCTAAATGATGACAAACAAAGACTGTGAAGAGTTAGAGAAACAGTTGGAGACACTTAAATTTAGAAATGATGTGCTACACAAAGCAAATCAAAAACAACAAGATGAGATATTAAATTTGAGAACTAAAGTTAAAAAACTAGAACATGATGCAGTACAACAATTTAGAAATAAAGGAGAGATATAAATGGCAGAACAAATAAAAATACAAACATTTAACTGGGGACCATGTGTTACCAAATTTAAGATAAAACCCGAATACGGTAAACAATTGTTAGACGAAGCTAAATTTAACGATGTTGACTTTAGAGGTAAACTAGCAGGACAGATAGATGTAGAGACTGCATATAGTGAAGAGGCAAAGGCTAAGATGTTGCCTTGGTTAGGATCATACTTTGGTGTGTACGATCAAGCATTTGAAAGACATACTAACAAAAAATATGATGTCAAACCTCACTATTTGTTATCCGCTCTTTGGATTAATCATCAAAAACAATACGAGTTTAATCCACCACATGATCATGATGGTAAACTATCTTTTGTAATCTATTTAAAAATACCTGAAGAACTAAAAAAAGAAAACGCAGCGTACAAAGGTAAAAGTTGTGGACCAGGTGGTATACAATTTTTATACGGCGACGGCACAAGAGATTGTGTAACATACATGTCATACTTCCCAGAAGAACTTGATATGTTTATATTTCCTGCCTGGTTGAAACACTGGGTAAGTCCATACAAATCTGACTGCACGCGTATTAGTGTATCCGGTAACGTGCATGACTCGGCACCTTTAAATAATCTCGCAAACTTTGCGCCTGAATACATAAAGAAAAAGAAATGAAAACAATACCTGACGCCATAGATGACATAAAATACTTCTGGAAGAAAACCAGAGATATCTACTACAGATTCTTTGAACACTGGGGTAGTAAGATGAATGTTTACGGTTGGAACGGTAGATGGAAGAACAGAGAAGAAGGCACAGGATATCCAAGAGATGAAATCAAATAGTCACGACGGACATAACTTTGATGACCATCTTGGGTCTTGTAACGAGCATCGAGCGATTGTAGAGTTTTTATCGCAAGGTTGTGAGGTATTTAAAAACGTACGACAACACGGACCTATTGATATTATTGTCATACATCCTGACGGTAAAGAAGAGAGACTTGACGTAAAGACCAGGGCATATAGAAAAAGAGATAAACTACCTATACATAGATCCCTGACTGAGAAACAAAAGAAACTTGATGTTAGAATATATTATATTGATGCAAATTATGACGGACATAGACATCCGCCAAAGGGAGTCAAATGACTAAAAATCCAGTAGCAAAGGAACTTAGAACACCAAAATTTAGATCTAAGGTAGTGAAAAATAAAAAGAAGTATGATAGAAAGAAGTATAACGCAGCGATTGCGTATCACGAAATGTTAAAATTTTTTAGAAACCATCATGGCGATTAAACATAGAATAAAATTAAAAAGTGACCGAGCTAGGGGTACAAGTCCTGCAGAATTGCGTTCCTCTGGACCTAAGCATAGTGCCGAAAGGCCTGCGACGACGCTCGGCGTTAGTGGGGAGAGTGTCGGACGCGATGTCCCCGCTGACGAGATGATTACGATTAGATACGAAGAGCACGACGAGAAAGAATATGCAGAGCACTGTAGAAAGTTTTTTAAAGGTGAAGTGGAATAAACGTTTTACCTATCCTAAATCTGTACGATCTCTGAGAGATGGTAAAAGACATTACGAAGTTGGTAACGAGAAGCTACCATCTGTTACGACCATTTTGGGTGCTACACAGAGCGACGAGAAGCGAGAGTCTTTGGCTAAGTGGATTGCTAAAAAAGGCAAGAATGAGGCAGAACGTGTCAAAAATGAGGCAGCGAACAGAGGTTCTATTATGCATGGTATTTTAGAACATCACATCAACGGAAACAACATCCTAGATATGACAGAGACGGGTCAAGGAGCTCACCGTATGGCTGCTGTGATCATCGACAAGGGTTTTGGTAATCTTGATGAAATATGGGGTTCTGAAGTGGTTTTATCTTATCCTGGTTTGTACGCTGGGCAGACAGACTTAGTTGGTGTGTACCAGGGACGAGAAAGTATTATTGACTTTAAACAATCTAATAAACCGAAGAGAGAAGAGTGGATAGAAGATTATTACTATCAAGGTGTTGCCTATGCTACAGCGCATGATTGTATTTATGGTACTAACATCGAACAATGCGTGATCATGATGTGTACACCAGATTTATTTTATCAACAGTTTGTCCTAAATGGGGCAAGATTTAGGCAATATAAAT